TGGGTATGTAGGGCTCAATCCCGCGGACTCGTAGAGCTGTAAGGAACCCGTGGTACCTCCAACAAAGGAAGGTGATGGCTGAGGTATAAACCTCGCCATCCCACCACGCGGTTTCTTTCATCGCTACGAGCCCTCGCGACCAAGAAGGGGGGATCTCTTTCTTACGTGGGAGCCTCGTATCCGGGGTGCACAACTGGCGAGCCCTAAGGATATCTACGAAGTTGACCTTTCTGGATGTTCTATCCAGGAAGGCCAATTGCTTCGTAAAGATACCATAGGTGCTCGACCTAAGGTGCACCCCCGGTGATATGATGGCCCCCGCGGTAACTAAGAGTTCTTCAAAAAAGAACCCTCTCAGTGGAGTACAGATGGAAATTTGGTCATCTCCACAGCGGTTCGTCAGTGGATCAGTCAGTGCTGGAACTCGCCAGGTTTCCCTGACGAGTTCCGCCACTGGACGACCACTGAGAACCTGTTGTCTATAGAGTGTCTTCCGGGGGTCTCTAGCTAAGAAGTTAGAGAGCTCCCAGAAGAACCTCGTATAGAGGTTGAGGAGAAACCAACTAGAGGGGTTTCCCATCAGAACACCACGAGTACTCTTCGGGACTGGTGGAGCCACGGGACCTCCCTTGACGATTGGCCCGTAGGCAATCGATACAGGGGAGGTCGCCAGTGGTGCAAGGAGAAGGACCTCGAGAGGATCCGTAGGTTTTAGGTACCCCTTGAGGAACTCCCGGCACAACTCCGGGGAGAAGGTATCTGTGGCCCTTGAGAGATCAAGGGACAGCAGAATCTTCCCCTGGAGGTTGTACTCCGGGTGTTCACCAAGGAAACCATTCACCCTACGGATCCAATCAGTGAGAGTTCCCTCGCCGGCGAGGGACCCGATTTCTGGGTCTTTCCTCATCGAGGAAAAGGTGAAGGTCCTCAATAGGTGGAGTAGGGTTGAAATAGAACCAGGGGATACTGTTATCACCCTGGCCTTCACACCCTGCTCCTCAACTATCGAGGGCCTCACCTCATAAACCATCGGAGAGAAATTGATCCAGTCACATGTAAAGGGACGCCTTACATTTGTGAGGTACAGACTCCAATAGGGGTTATCCACCCCTGGAGTCAGATAAATCCTCTGTAAGAGTTGTCCCTCTACACGTGGCTCGGGTACCCACCGCTCGTCGAAGAGTTCCCTGAAGAGGTGGAGCTTTAGGAGGACCTTTCGGAGATGATTCCAGAGGGATGGTTCTTCCATGAACCTCCCCCTGGCAAATCCGATGTCCTCCCAAGCTCCACTCTCCACCTTGACCTGCCAGGTATGGTGCTCTGGGTAACCATGCTCATCTACCTCTTCAAAGACCGCCCTTAGGAATTCGTTCCCAAAGGGGTCTAGAAAGGTATGTGGGCTTGGTTTCACCCCCAAGAGTTCCCCGGCCTGTTCGAAGACCTCATCAAAGAGATCTTCAGAACGGTCCTCCAGATCCTCTAAGAGCCCCCTCATCCATTCAGCCCGGCCTCCATGAGAACGTGAGTTCTCAAGGATGGCCGACCCACTAATGGTGAGGTGGACTCTCTTAGGGTCTGGTGGGAACCTCTCGCGATAAGAGGCACCAAACTGCCTAGCAAGGCCAAGGATAACATCAGGGACCTCAACAAATGAGTTGAGGGTCTCACTGTGCTTCTCGAGAGCCTTCTGCTTCTCCTCCACACCTGGTCCCGGAAGAGCCCCCTTTATTGAGTAGATCTCATAGAGGCAGAATGAGGGGTGACCCCCGTCGTGTTCGACGGGGAGCCGCCCAATCGGGGAACCACGGGGACCCCTCGTCGGACGAATTTTGTCCGCGAGTGGTCCCCGCGCCCAAGGGTAATCCAACCAGCCATCACGAGCACCCCCGATGGTCCCTGGTAAAAGCTCCGGAGGGAGATAATCACTCTCCGTAGCATAATACTGGGACCAATCGGCGATGCTCTTGAGGCGTTGAAGAACCCAAGAGCCTCCCTGATTCACCCAAGATTTGAGGACCCAGCGGTATAATTGCCTTATACCTGCGGCCATCTCACGGTTCTCTTGGTTGTCAAGGGGAATACCCTTAACGATACCAGGAGCAACACATGAGAGGGCCGCTGCAATGGCAAGCCACGAGTCCTCGAGCCTCCGGTGCTCACGACTCCTCAATGAGAAGATACTCTCTAAAGTCTTCCTCCCATTTCGACCGAAATTCCTAAAGCTAAAACCGATAGGGAAAACCACCCGTTTCCGGGAGGCCTTAGCCTTTCGGGAGCCCTTGGTAACCCTCAAAGGGACTCTAAGAGGAAGTTTAAATACTTTTTCTTTGAGTTCC